CTCATATCCATTAGTGTCTGCAAGGCACCGACAAACTGTGGCCCTCTGATATTCACGAACGTGCTCAGAATAGCCTGTGCCGTCATAATAGCCTCATCACCTTCGGCAGTTATCAACTGTAAGGCTCTAGCCATCTTGTGCATTTCCTTGACCGTGAAGCCTGCTGCGTATCCGCTAGCCTTCATCGCTGCTGCGAGCTTGGCCTCAGCCTCCTCCTGCTGTGCCGTGAGATACAACATTCCTGCAATCGCACCAACGAGACCCACTACTGCCATTTTCGCCTTACGCATCGCAGACGATACAGCCGAGGCGAATCCCTTTACAGACATCACCATCCGTTTCATGCCCCTTTTGACGACAGAGCCAGCCTTAGCCATGTCCTTCTTGAGCCTGTCCATCTTGGCAAACAGCTCAACGTATGCCTCTCCAACTTTTGCCATAGCGTCACCTCATAGCGTTCAGCAGTTCCTGATTGCTCGGAGCTGGTCTTGCTCCACCACCGCCCTTGCCACTAGCAGGACTAAACAGTTTGTACACGTTCGGCATCTCGTCAATGAGCATCTGCATTCTCGGCAGGCTCATCTCTAGCACCTCGTCAAAGCCGACACCATAGAAATACATAATCAGAGCGATTAGGAATCCCCAATTAGTGGTGTCTGGCCTTCTTGCTCCGTAGGGTTTTCGGTATCATCCTCACCAGCCGTTATACCGCTCAGACCGAGAACGATGTTCAAGGCGGCGACCATGTCGGGAACGAGGTCATCGACTTGGTTCAGCCGTGTCGCTGGCTGATGTTTCAGGAGCGACTGCCAGAGGATGAACTTCGTGCCTTCGTAGGTCTGCATCTCGTCCATCATGGTCTGCATGGTGTACGGTTGTGCCTCGATAGCTGCAAGCGTCTTGGATACGATATTGTCGTTCATATCGGAATTGCGCTTGACCAGCTCCATAAAGCTATCCTGCCTCTGATTCTTGACGTGCCTGCCTAACGCTCCACAGACCTTCACTGGATTGATAGGTGCGAACTTCAGCGTCTTGCCTTCAGCACCAGTAATCTCCGCAGGCGTTTCCGTCAACCGACTAACATCTTTTGGTTGTACCACCATCTCATTTCTCCTTTGCTCGTTAGGATGTTTCAACCGAAACTAAATCATCTCCTCTCAAAGTCAGCGTTCCGCTGGTAATCTCTGAAGGCACGACAGTATTGCCCACCGACACGATGTAGCCCCACCCCTCCAGCGACTTGTTGTTGGCCTCGTCATGGTAGAATACGAATATCAGACGCTTGTCGATGTCGTATGCGTATCCTTGGTTCAGCCAGTAATTCTCGCAGCTTGCCGTCCACCTCCGTTTGCCTGTCCTGTACTCAGCCCACTCACCAGAAGCGAAATCGCTCACATCGAGTTCGTCAGCCACTGTACTCACTGTCCAGTTCTGGAATCCTCCAGCCTCCAGCGTCATCTTGTAGTAACGGTAATCCACAGTCAGTGTCGTGGATGGTGCGGTGACGAGTTCCAGCGTGCCTTTCGGAGTTATCGAGTATCCGTCAGTTGCCAGCGTGACCGAATCGGAAATCACCACGAGTCCAGCCAAGTCCACGTTGTCATTCGCCAGCGTGAAGGTCGTGTTTGTGCCGTTGATTGTTCCTGTCGGTGTTTCTGGTGAGGCCACACTATCGTATGTCAGCGTACTCCACGCAGCGGTTGTAATCGTTCCATCGTTGCCGTAGTCAGAGTCATCGTATGCCGTTGAGCCTGTGCCTTCGATAAGAGGCCACGAGCCTTTGAGCTTTCTCCGCAGCGTGCTGACGATAGAACCGCCAGCGATGGACGCTGCCTCGCCTGCCGATACCGCTGCACCGTATACACGAGCCAGACCGATGTAAGCGTCCTGAGCGGTAGCTTCTCCGATTAGCAGGCCACTGGCAGTTGCCAGCGTAGCTGTGCTGGTATCCGTTACGGCAGTTGCGTCGGACGCACCGTCCAGATACAGGTACAGCCTGTCATTGGTCGCTGCGTCACGCACTGCGACAGCATGATACCATGTGTCGTCATCAACTGACGTACCGCCTGTAATGCTCGTTTCGTTGGTCGAGGTGTCCTCGATAGTGAACACCAGTTTGCCACTGCTAACCTCCAGCAGATAGCCAGCACCAGCAGCAGTGCGCTTACGCACCAGCTCTTTGTCACCGCCTGTGCTGAACCAGCACTCCACCGAGAAATCATCTGCCAAGGCGAAGTCTAACTCGCCTCCAGATGGGTCGGAAATGGTAATAACTGTGGCTGCGTTGGCGTAGTTCATACACGAACGCTTCTGCGAATAAAGCGCACCGCTGTACCCCATCTTGACCGCCATAGGCCACCTCCTTTCTTAGAGGCTGACTATGCCACAGTCAAAGCGCCTGTGCCTCTGAACGTATAGGATACTAAGTTCGGGTCTGCTGGATTCACGGTAACATCGCCACCAGTAACCACGGCATTGCCAGAGAACGTCCGACCTGTGGAGGAAGTCATTACCATAGCAGCACCGTCAATGTCGTATCCTGCCAGCACCATCGGTGTCGTGCCGTCAAGATAGCATTCGTATGTACCGCTCCACCTCCGCTTGCCTGTCATGTACTCCGTCCATGTGTTCGTAGAGGCGAAGTCGGTAATGTCGTGTTCATCCGCAACCTGGTTCAGTGTAAAGCTTTTGATGTTCGACACATAACCATTCGTCAATGTCACCGTTCCTGTTTCACCAATAATAGGTCCACTGTCTGCCATAACGAAATCCTCCTTTCATTAGGTTTCGTGAATCATCATTCTGTAATCAACCGCATGGTGATAGTAACCATCATCCCATGTCTGCACGTTATTCTCTCGCACCAATCCGACTGTCGTGTATCCAGCACCGCTGAAGGTCAGTGTGGCCTTATCAAAAGTTGACATCAATTTTGCCGCACAATCCAGCACCTCTGTATGCTTCTCCGCAAATATCGAGAATTGTATCTTCGCCTGTTCGATGGTCTTGGCGAACGTCCATGTCGGACTATTGCTTATCAGGTCAACCACACAGTACGGAAATGTCGTCTTTGGATTAGCTCTGGTGACGTACATACCGCCTGTGATAGCTGCAACCAGTGTCGCATCGTTGGTGTACTCATCGTATATCGCTTTCAGCAGTTCATCCATTCGCTATATACCACTCAATCTTTTTCTGATTGCTCCTGTCGTCAAGCGCAGGCCGCAGATACGGTCGTTTCGGCATGACCACCTTCTTGACCATGTGGAACTCTCCGTCTGCCGTCCTGAAGGCTAACGCCTTCGCTCGCTTCGGTCGTATCACTCCCCCAAGCTCGTGAATCCTGCCGTACACCAGAGGTGTGCCGATCTTTGCTGACAGCCTGCCCATCTCGTAGTCAATCGTGCCAGCCAGCTTGCCTGTCTTGCCTGTGTGCGGTGGCTCTCCTGCTGGCCCTGGAGGTTGCCCTTGACGCAGGCTCATCTTGATTTGACGTACCAGAAAGATAGCTGCATCTTCCATACCTCTCTGCACCTTAGCTTCCGTTTCACTCAGGAACTGTTTACTGTTCCACCTTACAGGCATCAGCTCGACTCCTCGGTACAGTCCACGACCATCAACCTGCCAAGCTCGTTAGTATCTCGCACGGCTCTGACTCCGAACGTCCTACTTCCGAATACAATCCTGTCGGACTCCGTGATTGTCTGCGGTACGCAGTACAGCCTGTGCGTTATGTCAGTGCCTTCCTTTCCCATAGCAAACCGTTCGCTACCGCTCAACGGCTGGATACGGCACGGCATATTGATTATGCTGTTAGCCCACGACTCCTCGTATCCACCGAACGCATCTCTGGTTTCAGTGGGAGCCTGCACGTTCACGGTAGATACCAGCAACGACTCGATGCTCACGGTATAATCTCCGCTTTCGGTGCTTGCTGCTTTGGAATCAGTATCGGAGTGCCGTACATATCACGCTCCAGTGCCTCTATTTGTGCATCCTGTTTTGCGTCTATTCTTGGCACATTCCTCGTCCACCACACTTGCCATTCCTCAAGTTTTCGCAGCCTGGCTTTAGTTCGTTGTGCTTCGAGGTCGGCTGCGTCTCTGGCTGCTGTGACTTCAATCTGAATCTTTTTATCAACGGCCGTAATCTGTGCTTCGATGCGTTGCTCAGTTCGGTGCATATTATCTTCCGCACCGAGTATCCGTTGTCGCAGTGGTGCAAACTCTCCACGAGCCATAAAGACCAGCGTTGCCAAAACCGCCACGGCAGTAACGGTTTTGAAGATTCCAGCATTAGCAGACGCTCCTCCGTTTTTCTGACTTCCTCCATTACTAATCACCTCGATAATTTTTTCAACTTCTTGATCTTGCATGCGAACTCCTACACAGGAATCCTACGGTATTGCTCAAGCCGTTTCTCTATTTCAGACATGACGCTTGTCTGTCCTCCAGCTTTAGCAGTCCACTGATAGTCACCGAGCCGTTCGGATTGCAAGTGCGGGTCAGTGCGTGTCTGCGAATACATCCACTGAATCAACGAAAGGCAGGCTGCTTCAACGTCAGCAGGAATGGTCGAGTAACCACCAGTATATTCTAAATAAATGTTCTGTGTACCAGACGTGAATCCGCTCGGTATCCACAGCCTTCCTTTATTTTCCTCCCATCTCCAGCCTCTCACGGATTTGTACGGATGGTCGAGATACGCATATTCGTTCAGGCAATACTGAGCTGGACAGTCCAGTATGTCTGCTGTCAGATAATCACCATAGGATAAGTCCAGTGCTGCCCAGCCGCTACCTGTGGCATCAATCTGTGCTGCTAAAGTGGTCACTGTGGTGTACGTTCCATAAGCTATATCGGTCGAGGTCGAGCCAGAGCTGTCAACGTGCGTCAGCGTCAGGTTCGTGCCGTCACTGCGGAGGTCGGCATACGTCATGCTCGTGCTATTGCACCACACTCCGAGGATATTCTGCCGACCGACCGACAGCCTCGACACCTTTGTTACAGGCCAATGGTTCGGAAAGAGGTATTGATCGCTGTGTCCGTCATACTCCTCGGTGTAGTCACGGCTCTTGAACTGCCTGCCGCAGATGCTCTCAATCTCGCCAGTAGTCAAGTCAATTAGTTGTTCTATCAGGTAGTTGTTGGTGTACTTTAGCGTCACCTCGGAACTCAGGCAGGAGGTCGCTGCGGTAATCTCCATGTCTGTTGTCGGTGCGGATGCGTCACCGTACAGCACTGCACGGTACGAACGTGCCAGATCATTGATAGCGTCCACCATCTCTGTTAAGGTGGCATCGGCAACAAATGTAATCGTGTCCGTGCCTGCACCTGTACCCCCTGTCTGGATGAGAACGACTGACGTGCTGGTGACTTCCACGGTCGCTGCCGTGCCGTCACCTGTATGGATAACGCTTAGAGCGGATTCAAGCGGTTGGTTGCCGTAGAGCCGAAGGTACATTTTGGCCTTCGCCAACGTGGTTAGTGCGTATGTTCCAACTGCCATAACCTATCTCCTATGTGCCTATTGCTATCGCCTCAGCTTCCAAGATAGCTCGCATCTCCTTCGCAGTTTTCAAGTCCAGTACACCAGCGTCCTCAGCGTGTACCAAAGTACGCAGGTCAGCTATGCCTGTATTACCGATGAACATATTTTTGAACCATGTGCGTCCGTCTGCTAACGCTCCATTGTTAGCTCCTTCGCCAACGTTGACGAAATCTTCTAGTTCGGCAGGCAGGCTTTGCCCTTGCTTGACCACTGCATATATCTGGCTCATAGTGTAACTATTCGCTGCCATAATACCTCCTTAGACATAAGCTCCTTGTTCATAGAGAGCCACGACATCTTGTGCCGTAAGTTCTCGATTGTAGAGCTGAGAACCATGCAGGATATTCTTGTGAAGGTTCACCAACTTCAGACTGTTTCCCGAATCGCTCATGCCGTTATACACTCCACCACTACTCCTGACCAATCCTTTCTTCGTGCCGTCAAGATATATCTCTATGCCTGTGTTAGCGTTGCTGCCGTCATAAGTACCCACAATGTGGTGCAAGCCTTCAGTGACAACATTACTGCTGGTGCGTCCATGAATGTTATCTCCACCGCTGTCGTATATTATAAAGTAGATGCGTTGCAGCGTAGCGTGCAGATATATTCCGTATTCGAGCGTCTTGAGGAATAGATACTCCCCGCCGTTCGGATGGTCGTTTGCTGTCAGCCAGCCTATATCTATCCAGAACGCCAAGCTGAAGGGGTCGTCATTACCGCCACCATCGGTAAAGCTGAAATCGGCATGGTCGCCAAAGTCAACTTCTATAGTCCTATCCAGCCACAGGCCACTGCTTTTGAAACCATCGCCACTTGTCGCTATCGGGAATCCTGTCGAGTTCTCCGAGTCTGACGTTGTGCCTGTCAGCGATTCCGAACCACTGTTAACGGTGGTGATGGTTCGACTGTACAGACCGACTATATTGTTCGTATCGACCTTCTCCGCATAAGACAACTCGTTACACTTCCAATAAGTTGTCGGAATGTTGCCGTCAGTCGCAGCGGAGATTGCGGTAAAGGCATCCTCTAAGTCAGGCAATCCAGAGTTGTGCCAACCAGTTGCCAGTGCTGCCCGAAACGTTCCATCGACCGTTGCCGAATCGAGGTCGAGAATACAGCCTACACTCAAAACTCCTTGGCATTCGCCATCAGTGCCGTCACTAGTAACAGCGTGCAGCCTTACCGTATCTGTTTCTGGAGCACACAGGTCGCTGCAAGCCACGTCCGTGCCGTCCAGCACGCCATCGACATAGAGAAAAGCGTCACCGCTACCACCTGTATCGGCATTGTCAAAAACAAAAACATACGAATGGAGAACTCCCTGCGGATGCGATGAGCTATTTGCAGCCAGCAAAGCACTGCCAGCAACGCTATCCCATTGAGCGGTCAGCATATCGTAATTGGCACCTTGCAGTATAATCCTGAGTGATATATCGCCAGCGTTCGTCCGAGTCGAGAAAAGCCTAGCATTATTAACGGAATGATTCGTGTCCACCAAAAACCAGCCACCGACCGCGTGAGCTTTGAGCGTTCCCTGACTGCCCAAGTCAAAGAATGCCGTGGTGTCCAGCGTAATGTGTGCGTTGTTGCCATCTGTATAAACGCCCATGATGGTGTCATCGTTGACGTATGAATCACCAAAGTTCGTAGCCACACCCCACGATACGCCTGTACCAGCAAGACTGCGGTTATTACCGCTCTGGTCAAGCATAGTAGCTGACGAGCCATCGGTACACGGCCACCAACTGCCGAGGCCACTGCCAGCCAGCCATGCAGCAGGACTATTGTGGAACTCCTCTGCATCGGCATCGGTCAGCACTGCTGCCAGACCGCCAATGCCGATATAGTTTATGCGACCAGCGAAAAAGCTAGTACCGTCCGTGCCGAACTCGATTGCGTTAGGTACATCAGCCCCAAAAGCTGATATAGAACCACTCAAAGCACCGCCTACCTGAGCAACACCATCAATCCAGTAATGAATATCGCTATCAGTCGAATCTATCTGGATGACAACGCTATGCCATGCATCCTCAGTCAACGCTGAACCACCACTCCATATCTTCTCAACGTCACCAGATACACCACGAGCATAGAGCTGTAATAGGTGAGTAGTTGCAGCGATTTCAAGCTTTATCTGGCTTGTGCCACCACCATTAAACTCGCTCCAAAAGAAACCGTCAGTAGCGTCAGCACTGTGGTACAGCCAGCAGGCGATTGTTGCATAACGAGCCGAACCTATCCAATCCCAAGGAGTGTACACTCTGGCTTTATCGTTAGCACCGTCAAAAGTCAAAGCAGGACAGCCCACGATGGTTGCGTTGTGACCGTTGCCCGATTCGTCCACCAGTGTACCTCTGCGGTTCGAGCCTAATCCCATCGGTCGGACTTTTATCACTTGACCAGTTGGAGTGAACGATTGTTTTGTAATCATTAGCTCACCTGATGTATGGATACCTCGCCACCTGTCGCTGCGTCCAGATGGAATCCAACCTCCGCACCGTCCAATTGCATCGTGAACGGAACGCCAGCAGGAAACTTCACGTCACCTCCTTGAGCCTGTGCAGCGTCATCACCGACTGCGGCCCAAGTGTCGATGCCGACAATCATCACCGTTGCTCCTGCATCAAAGGCTGTATCTCCAGCGATTGCCTCTGCCGTTCCTGCTGTCGTGTGGACGTGGTTCACTGATTGCGTGACCTTATCCAAATCCACATCGACCGACAGAACGTTACGCTGTGTTGAACCAGTTGCCGAGCCGTGGCCTGCATCGTCAATCAACTGCAAGGCGGTAATCATCGTGTCTTGCTTGCCAGCGGTAGCTGCGTCACCTTCCGCTGCGCCGACACCGCCAGCAGCAGCCGTGTGCATCTGCGTCAAGCGGTACTTGCAGTATGCAGCCGAACCATCAAGGCTCTGGCAGACGATGCTAACATAACTGTTCGGTGCGCATGGATAATAGACCAGACGTTTCGGTTCCTGGTCGGTTGTCACTGCCAATCCCCAACAG